GTCTTGTAAATCGGGGTCAAAGAACGATTCGGAGCCTTTCGGCTCGTTTTTGGGGTTTGTCGTGGGGTTTTGGGTTTTTCGTGGTTTGGGGCCGGGCGCATTTTTATTCGGGGTTTTGTATCGGGTTGCGCCGTATTTTTGGTTTCGGTATTGGGCTCCTCGTCGTGAGTTGCATGGTCGGCATGCGGGAACCATGTCGTCTAGGTCGCGTTCTCCCCCGGCGTCGACCTCGACTAAATGGTCGGCGGTAGTTGCAGGGTTTCGTTTGCACCAGTAGCACGGCGGGTTGTCGGCTAGTAGGCGTTGCCGTGCCTCTTTGTATGCGCGTGAGTTGTAGGCGGCTTTAGCCATTGCGTGGGGCTGGTTGGATGCCGTCGCCATGACAGGCCGGGCAGGTTTCGGTGGAGTCGTCGGTCAGGATGTACCTCGATCCTCGGCAGGTTCGGCAGAGTTGCGGGGCTCCTATGTAAGTAAGCATTAGGGACTCTGTTTGTAGGTTCTTCTTAGGAGGTTCTTCTTTAGATGACGGGTTTTCCGGCGTCGGTTTCTTTTTTGGCATGGGGATAACTTTCTTATTTGTCCACGGGGTTTTCCCCATGTTTTGCACAAGGTCGGTCGTAAACGATCGACTCGTTTATCCATCGGCCGCGCTCATCCTGACGCCTCCACCTCTTCAGGTATCCGGCGCGCTCTAACTCGTCGAGGCCGGTACGGACGGCGTCGCGGCCGTCGCGTTCCGACATGCGTTGCAAATGGTCGCTAGAGACCGTCCAATCGTCGGGCAGGGACAGGAGGTAGAGGAGGAGGCCGCGAGCCTTATAGGAGAGCGTGGAGTCGCGGATCGTTTCGTTATGCATGATCGTGAACCCGGTGTCGGGTCGTCGGCTCCGACGGATCATCGAGCCACCTCGCGGATGCTCGCGTACTCTTGCGACCATACGGCTCCCGAAATGGTCATAGCCTCCCAACCGTTGCCGGTCGCCCGGATGAATAGCACCGGCCGCCATACATCGAGGCAATGCGGGAAAACCTCCATCGGTCTGATCGGTTGTTGCCATGTCGATTCCATTACGTGGCCTTTCTGCTTAGTCGGGTTTTGATTCGGTCTAAATCTTTTGGTTCCCATAGGTAAACGTCGGCTCCGGCGCGTAGCAACGTGTCGAGCCATACTCGTTGGCCGTCCGAAATACGACCTCCGGGTCGTTTCAGTTCGGCGAAAATGATTTCGCCGGGTACGGGTCGGGCGAGAACGAGGTCAGGGAAACCGGGCTCGCCGGTGATCGGAGTTACCCAACGGCCGGAGCGGACTTGGGCGGGGCGGGCATGCATAACCCGCCATCCGTACATGCGGGCTAGGTGGATTACTTGCGATTGGAATGACGCCTCGGTCACGGCGAGCGGGTTAGAACGGCGCGCCATCGGGGCCGTTCTTTGCGTTCTTTAACTCCTCGATCCGTGCGTTAAATTCGTCGAGGGTCGCGGGCATCGGGCCACCATGTCCGAGGGCTCGCAAAAACCTTTCCTGTTTCTCGGTCGGTTTCCACGGGCCGCGAGGTGCGGGGGACGGCGAATGGTTATCGGCTCGGGCGGCGACCTCGTTCGACGATGCGATCGAGCGGTCAATCCCGAACCCCATGTAGCCGAGCGCACGGCCGAGGGCCGAGGTCATCCCGACCATAAGTTCCGAGTTTCGGGTAAACGGCGTTTTACCGGGGTAAGGCTCCGAGGCCGACGCGATCGCCGGCAGCGGGTCGGACGGGTCGCGCCATACCGTGACCGTGCAAACGAGAACCTCTGTCCCGTCCGGCCCCGGTTGGATACTTTGCCCGGTCTCTTGGATACGGAGGTCGGGGAACCGATCGAGAGCCATCCGGAGACGGGTCGGGACGTCTACGTAACCGTCGGCGAACGTCATCGGTCGCCCTCCTCGACGTCACGGGAAAGGTTCGGATAGTGATCGGCCTTATAGCACGGAAAGCACCAAACCTGCCACGAACTAGCAGACCATTGGAAAACGTCGTCGCCCTCCAATCGGCGTCGGCATCGGCAACATTCGCCCGCCGTCGGTTTCCTTAGGGTCGGATGGGACATAGTCGGATTTCCCTTCTTGGTCGGTTTTTCGGAACTATAGCGAAAGGGTGCTACTTGCGTAGCGCGTTCCGTTGGTTTTCGTTTAGGCCGCCCCAAATACCGGGTAGGTCTCGGTGAGGGAATTGCAATGCGTAATCGAGACATTCGGCTCTGACCGAGCATCGTTGGCAGTATGCGACCGCCTCCCGGTTGTTCTGATTGCCCGGCGATGGAAAAAAGATGTTGACGTCGGCGTCGCGGCATGCGGCCTCGATCATCCAATGCGGCGGCGTCACGAACACGGGATCGACCACGGTTGCCAACCGCATTTCCCTTTAGCCTCGCGGCCGGAATAGAGGAGCCATGCGAAACGGAACGCTTTTACGGGGTCGGCCATCGCGACGTCAAACGGTTCGCCGAACATGCCCTCGACCCATGCCGTGTGAATCTCGTTCGCTTGGACGAGCCCGTGGTCGTGACCGTTAAAGTGTTCGGCGATCTCCGGATCGGGGTTTAGCGGCGACACGTTTAAGCATCGGGACTCCTTCCAAACGATGCGGAGGAATTGGTCGAGGAGGTCTCGATCGGCGGGCCATCCTCCGGCGATGGCCTCGTCGGCCCATTCTTGGCATGGAGTGTCCGGATACACGATCGGCGTCGGGACGACGGTCGTCGAGGTCGTGGTCGTGGTGGCCGTGAGTTCGGCAATTCGGGCGGCCTCTTGGACGAGGTCGAGGGCGACGGTCACGACCGGCGGGCGGGTCGTGGTGACGGTCGGGCTCGGTTCGGTTGGTTCGGAGCCGAACACGGCGACGAGCAGTAGATAGAACACGATCGAGCCGGCAAAATAGGTAGTGAGTCTCATAGTGATCTCCAAATGGTCAGGCGTTGGCCGTGGCAATGGTCGCCGCCTCGGGTTGATTTGCGGGTGCGATCGGTGGCGAGGATGAGTCCGCGGTTAGCGGCGGCGTTTAGGCGGGATGCGAGCCCTTTAGTGACGGGGAATCCTTGCGGGAGTCGAGCCCAAATGTCGTCGGCCGTGAATTCGGGGTGGAATTTGGCGCATGCGGCGATGGCGGCGTCGACGGCGTCGACCTCTTGGTCTGTCCACTTGCGGGCCGCGTCACTCGATCGGCGCATGCCGACGGCGAAAGGGGTTTCGGGGACGCTATCGAATAGCGTCGGTTGCGGGTCTAACATTGTTTCTCCAATCGGTCGGAACCCTTGCGGGCGTCTTGGTGACTACGGTTTACCGACCCGTTTTGGGTATGTCAATTATTCCCGAATAGGGCGGCCCACGTGATCGGGCCGACAATGCCGTCGGCGGTCAGGCCGCGGGCTCGTTGGAAGGTTCGGACGGCGTCGTCGGTGCGTGGCCCGAATTTACCGTCGGAGACGATCCCGAGCCGGTTTTGGATGATTTGTACGGTTACCCCTTTGGAGCCGAGTTTGACGGGTCGTCCGGGCCATTTAGGCGGGTTTGGGGTTGGGGTGGCCTCGGTTGGGTTTTCGACGCGGGTCTCGATCGGGGTCGTGTCGCCCCAACGGTCGGGATGGGTTTCGATGTGCAACCATTGGCCGCCCTGCCCGGGCGATGCGTGAACCCATCCTCGACCGGCCCGCCAATAGCGGACGGTCGGGTAGTCGTGGATTTGGGTTAGCCCCAATTCCTCGGAGTAGCCGACGAGAAATGGGAGGATTTCGCCGTCGAGGAGGGCGCGGTCATCCCATGCGAGGTCGAGGGCCGCGCCGAACGCGTGGGACGACCATACGAGGCCGCCTCGGATGGGTCGCCGGTTGTAGATGCCGAGGCTACGCATAGCCCAACGGTCGGTGCAGTAGCGGGCAAGGGCTTGCAGGTTCGGGGACGGGCCGGAGTATTCGGCGGGGCTTTTTAGGGCCTGCCATCTAAACGGACGGGATGCCTCCATTTGTGCGCCTATTCTTTCGGGCCGATGATCGGCGACGATGGCGACCCGGTGCGGGCTTGTACCCCGTTACCGATGCCGTAAAACACTATGGCGGTAATGATCGGGAGTCCGGCGTCGGTGTCAATTCGGCCGAGGCCGAGGAGGAGGGTTACGCATAGGAGCGCAACCAAAAGGATCAGGGCCTTAGGCGGGTTAACGATTTTCACGGCGTCTCCGGAAACGTGACGGTCGGTGCGGGCGTCCACTTAAACGGGAAATCTCGGAGGGCCTGCCGATACTTGGCCCATGCGGCGCGGTCGACGGGGGCGTCGGGTAGTTGCGTCCAATCGGACTCGGCGAGGAGCCGGTCGCGATAGTGGCGCATCCGAGCCGTATACCAATCCTCGGGGACGTTTTCGGGGTCGAGGGGCGAGGTTAGGTCGTGAGTCATTGTTAGGCCGCCTGATACATGAATTGGACGCGTAATTGGTCGCCGTTACCGAATGGGATTGGCACGGCCTGTGTAAATGTTCCCGCGCCGTGGGTACGAAACTCAATCGTATTACTGCCGGAGACGGTCGGTAATCCCGCTCCCACATAGCACGTAAAACCGGCCGAATTGTCTAGGATTTGGGACGTTGCGGTAAACACGTTATTGCCGCTTATGTTGACCGGAACCGTGAAACGATAGAACCCTGCACCTACGTTTGTCGTCGAACCGACGACGAGAAAGATTTGTCCGATAATTAGGTTTTGGATTCGGAAATAGTTTCCCGATAATGACCCATTGTTAAGAATCGGGTTAGTAGTCGTCGCCGTCCATAGCGGCGTGTAGACCTCCGGAATTGCGCCGATTTCTTGGAGTTTGGCGGCGGTCAAAATTTGCCCGGCCGATACGTTTGCCGTCCATTGGGTAGCCATTAGTTCACCATGCCAGTCGGTCGGAGTCGAGAACTCCGAGGTTTGCGTCGTCGAGTGTAAAGAAACTATACAAAGCCTTATCGGACAGGTAGAGGGTAAACCGGGTGACTCCGGGGATGACCTCCACCTCGCCGCCTTCGATCATCATTTTTCGGGTTTCGAGGCCGATTCCGGGAGTTTGGTATTGGACGGTCACGATACGTCCGGCGGTTGCCGCATAGTTTTTCCATGTTGCGAGGGCGGTCGCGTTTTGGATGGCGTCGATGAATGAGACTCGACCGAATAGAAGGGTTCCGGAGCCGAGGGTCGCCGAGAGCCATTGGGCAAGTCCGAGTTCCTTTGCCTCGGTCGTGTCGCGGGTCGTCCGGTTTAGTTGGGTTTCGCCGGTCGTGGTGATCGTCTGTTGGGCGGTCTGCGGGGCGAGTGTCGTTAATTCTGATTGCGTGGTAACCGTATTAAAGTAATTGCCGCCGTAGCCGGTGCGTGAGAATTCGTCCCATACGAGTTCGGTTGTCGAGGCCGCGTTTCCAATGCTCAGACTCGTTACCGCATAAGACATTTTGTAGCGGGAGCGCGGGACGAGGGTTCCGACGGCGCAATCCATAACGCCGCCCTCGGTGCGAATGTTCGCGTTTATGAGATCGAGAATTTTACGGGGCGGGCTAAGAGTCTGATCGGCCGTGCCGCTATTTGACATGGAGAGGACTTGGGAATCGCCGCCGGAGTACGCCGGGTTTCCAATTTGGTTCGTGAACGCGACCCCGCCGGGGTCTTGTCCGATGAGTTGGTAGGTCGTGAAATAGTCGGACATTTGGGCGATCGAGCCGGTACGGGCATAGGTCGTGGTTCCGGCCGACACGGGTTTCACGTAAATGGGTACTTGTCCGAGCCGTCCGAAACCGTCAATCGCCCGAATTTCGGCGGTACTCGCTTTCGCTTTTATTTCGTCGTTGTAGTCGATGGATTGCAACCAAAATTTGGAGGGGCCGAACGCTCCGGACGGCGTGAGAACGATCGGCGAGGAGATCGGGAACGAACCCGGGTTAAATTGGCCGCCGTCGTTCCGAACCGTAATGGTGCAATAGTTCGCGGAATAGTCGTCGATGTAGTTTTGGCGGCCGAATTCCCATCGTGCCGAGATTACGTCGGCCGAAATGTCTGTTCCGTTACATGTAACCGTCCACGTGTAGCCCATGTCAGTATCCGAGGTCTAGTTTCCCGTTTTGGCGAACCCATTTTCGGATTGCGTTCACGACGGCGGTAGGGTCGGCCGAGGTTACGGTCACGTTTACGGTCGTATTCCCGCCGAATAGTTGTTGACCTTGTGACGGGATCGGAGCGTTACCGGGCGCATACGGAACCGGGGTCGTCGAGTTCGTGAACCGCGTGTCGACAACGGTCGGCACTTTGGCGATTTGGGCGATGTAGTCGTCGAGTCGTTTCCGGAGCGGATCGTCGGGTGCAAGGCTTGCGGCGACGAATCCGACGGCGGCGGTCGTCCGGTTTTTCCAATCCTCGGTAGCGACGGCCGCGCCCTCCAATTTGCCGAAATCCTCGGCCATTTGGATCACGGAGTCGGCGGTATCGCGGGCCGCGTCGTCGATCGCCTCGACGTCGTCCGGAGTATCTTTGAGAACCTCTCGATAGTCGGAGACCGCTTGTTCTGCCGAGTCGAGTTGCCCCTCAAAATCTCGGGTCGCGCCGATCGCGTTGTAGGTGGCCTCGGCTTGGTCGTTTAGTTGTTCGGTCGTTTTATTGGATGCGATCTCAAACCGTCCGAGGGCCTCGGTAGCGAGATCGTCGATCTCGGTCGCACCTTTCACGCCTTCGGCGCGAATCTTTACCGCCTCGGTGACGTCCTTAAGCGTGTCGCGTTCGGCGATCAGACGGTCTAAACGCTTTTTATTTGTTTCGCGGTTTTGGCCGTCAAAATCGAAATCGTCTCGGATGAGTTGCCGAACGGACTCGATCTCGTCGTCGATCGCTTTTTTCCGTTTGGCGGCCGCGTCGGTGAACGGTTTACCGGCTCCGGCGATCTCTAGGACGGCGTCGGCTGCGTCGAGACCAACGTCTGCTAAATCTTGTAGATCGGGTTCTAGGTCTTTAACGATGTCGCGAAAGGCTTTCGCTCGATCGCCCGCGGCCAATGCCTCGGCGACTCCTCGGAGAGATTTCTCGGATTGGTCGACGGCGTCGTTAAATTTCTTTTGTTCCTCGGCGGCCTTTTTTGCGCCGGAGGTGAAAAGGTCGTAAGCGGCCTTTCCGACCGTGAACGCTACGCCGACCGCGCCGAGAACACCGAGCGCGGTTCCGAGGCCCCGAGTTACGTTCCCGATCTGTTCCTCGGATAATCCGAGTTGCCCGCCAAACCCTTCGACGAGATCGCCGAGCCCTTCGACGGTTTCGCCGAACGCGAACGCGGAACCGATCGCCCCGGATGCGGGGCCGCCGATGCCCTCGGTTAAATCCTTAAACGCGTTGGTCGTGACGGGGATTCCGTCGCGGCCTGCCGTCTTAGCCGAGTTGGACGCTTTGTCGAGTTTGTCGGCTACCTCGGCTAGAGCCTTGTTCGTTTTGTCGGCGTCGATCGAGACCGTTTGACCGTCGAGTTTCTCGACCTTGTTCTCGGCGTCAACCGCCGATTCCTCTAGGTTGCCGAGGTTACGGACGGCGTCCGTCGTGTCGACTCCTAGTTTTATGTTGGGGTCACGTGCCATTGTTGGCCCTCTCTACGGCCTTGCCGAGAAACTTTACCCATTCACGGTAAACGATCTCGCCCTTTGCGTCGTTCACCAACTTAAACGCGTAGCGAATCGTTCCCTTAGCCGGTACGCCTCGGACAACGATCGGGCCGCGCACCGGATGCGCGTACCCGGGAGCCTTCAGAATCACCGGCTTTTGTTTTTTCGCTTTTTCTTGTCGTTTGACTCGGCCTGCCGTGTTTACAAGTTGACCGAACGGCGTCCGGTTGGACGAGGTGCGTCGACCCGACGGGTAACCGCTCGGGAGCCCGACAAGATGATCGGCGGTTCCCCATTCACCGATAGCCCAAATTTCGGCGGGCCGTAGATAAATGTTCAGAATGAAACGGTTTCCGACACTCGCCCCGCCTCGCGGATCGTACTCGATGACGTCGTAGGCGCGAGCCCTGACCCCTTTGTTCTTAAAGGGTTTGAGATCGTCGCCGAACGCGTATTTAGCGGCTTTTAACGCCTCGGCTTTTAACGGTCGGGCGATCGCGATCGCGAACCGGTCGGATTCCTCTCGGTTCTCAAATGAGAGTTCTTTAACGAGCCGGGACGCGAATACGGATACCCGCGTATTATCCCAACCGCTCGCCATTAGGCGAGGGTCGGAACGCCGTCGATCGGGAGCGTGATCGAAAACTCCAACACGCCATCGGCCGAGCCGCCCGCGTCGGGGAATTGCGGGACGAGGTTACCCGAGAGGGTTTTCGTGCCCACATCCATCGAAAACGTCACGTTAGAACCGGTGAGCGCGGCGGCCCACAATGCCTCGGAGAAAGAGCCGACCTTGCCCCAATCCTGATAGGCGGTCAACTGCAATTCGTAGGCGGTCGGGAGTTGCGTCGACGCGGGCCCCGACAAGGTTTGTACCGTGATCGAGTTGTTATTGGCGACGACGGTCGCCGAGTTGATTTGTTCGGAGTAATCGTCGCCGTCGATCGTGACGGTAATGATCTTTCCGGTTGCGATGGCGGTGGCCATGTTTGCTCCTTGTTATCTGATGACCGTTATTTGTACGGTCAGGTTGTAGGCGGGTAGGGAATGTTCGCCGTACTCCATCGTGGCGGGCGTTCCCGAGGTGATGAGTACGCCCGGGAGGGCGGCGATCGTGTCGGCCATGTCGAGGAGGCCGAGGTTTGTTGCAAGGTTGTTCGGTGGCAGGCCGACGAGCCGTAGCGGGAACGTGCAGTCGACGACCTTCGAGTTAGGTGCGCTAAAATCGGGTAGGCCGATTAGGGCGCACGGCGGGTCGAGGTTGGCGGGGTCGCGAACGGTCACGATTCCCGCGTCATCGAGAGCGGTTTCTAACATGTCTCCGGCGTCGGTGATCGCTCCCATTATGCGACCGCCGGACGTTCGATGCCGAGGAGTTGTTTAATCCGTCCGAGTGTGCCGACCGGCGGTGTGATCGGGTTCTCCATAAACGACGAGAACGACTCGACCGAGCCGCGTTCGCGGTATAGGGCTCCCGCATACAGCAACACGGCCTCGGTGGCGCGTGGGGTCGGTGAAACGTGCGGATAATCGTCGTAGGAGGCCGATTTGCGTCGGTCGTAGCACCATTCGTTGGCGGCGATCGTACAGAGGTCTAACCAATCGGCGTCGCTCGCGTTCCCGATGAATAACTCGACTTGTTCGGTGTTGGCCCATGTGACAGGAACGTCCGCTTGGCCGATCGTGTCGGCTCCGGTGTGCGTATGGTTCCCGGTCACGTAGGAGACCGTTCGGTCGTCGGTGTCGATCGCCGTTATCGCGTGTTGGCCGTTGTAGGTTCCGGCCGCTAACACTCCGGAGACACGGAGGTTATAGCCGACTACTAGGCCGGTGACGTCGTCGAGGGTCAGGGTATGGACGCCCGCTACCGCTACCGCGTGCGTCACGTGCTTTAGGAGTGCCATACCCTGACCTTGCCGACTCGATCAGTCGTTCACGAGGGCGACGAACTTGTCGGCGTCGATCACATGGGAAACCATGTAGCCGCGCCACGCGATCTCGATCTCGGCGGTAGCCGGGAGGTTCACCGAGATGGCTCCCTTCACCTGCTCAAAAACCTCCAAACCGTCGCCGGTTCCGACGATCAGAGTGTCGGGGTCGAGAGCGTTCGACACGACGAGGGTCAGTCCGGCGGGCGAACCTTCTCGGGAGTTGGCCGACAACGAACCGAACGCCGACGACGGGTTCAGACTCGGGAAGAGGAAATCTCCACCGGCCGACTCCAACGTGGCGAGGGTCTTGTAGCGGTTGACGCCCGCGAAAATGTGCGTCGGGTTCACGCCGGACGCGGTCAGGATGTTGCCCGCGGCGGTATAGATGCCTCCGAGAACGTCGCTAGCCGACGTCCAATCGACAATTCCGATCGTGTTGGTGGCTCCGGCCTCCAACACTCCACAGACGGCCGCCTCGGTCGCACGTGCGTAAGCCTTGCCGAGTTGCTCGATGTAGAGGGCGACCATGTTTCCATCGGCCCAATCGACGGCCTCCTCGGACTCGCGGATGAATCCTCCATACAACGCCTTCACCAACGTGACGTCGTCCACGATGAGAGCCTGTGACGAGAGGGCCGCGCCCTCGGCCGAGTGAACGGCCACCGTCGGACGCTGGGTCACGACCGGCCGGATGAATTGTTTACCCGCGCCCGGAAGTGCGCGAGTCCCGACCGCCGAGATGACCGGGCGATAGGCGGCCACGCCGTCGTAGAGTCCTTGCGCAACGGGGATCGGCAACAGGCCGGGAATGTCGGCGGAATCGCCTTGCGCGGCGCGAACGGTTGCCATGTCCTTTCGGATGACGGCCGAGATGTATTCGGCGGCGGTCACCTTTCGGGATGCGGCGACCGCGAGCGGGGCGGTCGCGATGGTGGCCTCGACGGCCTGGATGTTTTCCTGCATGTCCTTATCCTCCTCGGATTCGGGGTTAGTTGTTTCGGTTTGAGTTTCGGGTTCGGCGTCGGGTTCGGCCTCGGTGGCCTCCTCCTCTGCCTCGGAGGCCGCGACGTTGGCGACCCGTGCCTCCTCAAACGCTCCGAACGGGAGTAGCGATAACTCGCGCATCCGTCCGGCCTTAACGACCAGTACGTCGCCGTCATAGGTGAATTTTTCGACGTCCACGCCGACGGATACGGCGTCGAGTACGCCGTCGAGGGCCAATCGGAGGGCGATGTCACCCTCGGGAACCTCGGAGATGCGGGCGTCGAATAGGAGTCCGTCGTCGGAGTCCTCGATCGCGGACACGATGCCGATCGGGCGGGTTACGTCGTGGTCGCGGAGGAGTTTCGGGGCGGGGCCGTCGGTTGGGATGGAGCCGCGCTCAAACCGTACGGGGCCGGTGGACGCATAGCCGACGACGTCCCACGGGACGGCGAGGCCGGAGATCAGACGGGACGGCGGTTCGCCGTCGGCGGCCTTCACCCAATCGAATCGGGCTCCGAGATCGAGTTTCACGCGTTCGCTCCTTGCGGGGTTTCGGCCGGTGTTTCGGTGTTGTTGTCGAGAGGGTTATTAACCCACGCCGACCGGTCGAGTCGGATTATCTGCCCACGAGGGGTGATCCGATCGGACGAAAGGGTTTGTTCGATCACCTCGATAAATCCGAGGGCTCCGAATAGCACGGCCGACCGGGTCGCGTCTTGGGCGTTGTTGTAGGTCATGCCGGACGACGTCGGGGCTCCGACGAGGTAGGCGGGAACCATTGCGGCGCGGGAAAGGTCGAGTGCTGCGTGTTGGCGGCCCTCGGTGAGTTGCATCGCGGACGCATCGACATTCGTTGGCACGTACTCCAAATTTTCGGAGAGTACGGCGGTCGTGTTGGTGCGGCGGGCGTCCGACCATGTTTCGCCGAGAGCCTGCAAGAATTCGGGGTCGGGCGGTTCTCCTCCGGTGACTCGGAGATACCCGGCGGGTAGTTCGGTGCATGCGAACCGTTCGGCGGCCGCGTCGAGTTTCTCGGCGATCCGGATCGCTCGGGCTCCGGCCTCCAAAAGAGGATCGGTCGGCGAGTAGAAGGTCACGACGTCGTCCGGGTTCATCGGCATGCCGTTAAACGTGATCGAGGTGATTCCACCGATCGGGATGTTTCCGTCGAATAGGGGCGATACGACGGACACGTATTCGGCGGGCATCCAACGAAACTCGGCGGGCCGCATGTCCTCTTTGTAGCGGCGGGTTACGAGCCAGTAGGCCACGCCGTAGAACAGCATGTCGTCAAATGTCCACGAAAGCGTATGCGCGCGCGTGGTCATCGGGTCGGGTCGGAATTGCCACGGTTCCGGCGGTAGCGGGATTTCCTCCAAATACTCGCCGTTCCATTGCGTCCCGAAACGTCGGATCGGTAGCGATCCGATCAGGCTCGCGTTAATGTCCCGAGCCCGTTTAATCGTGGGTAGGGCCATAGCCCGGGCTCGACCGGTTCCGACGACGGTAGAGACCAGACCGTTTCCGCCGACGGCCAACGACGCCGGAGCGCAAGGGCTCACGGACGCGGTAACGGTTCGGCGAAAGAGGCCCACGCGTCGGAGTCTCCCACGGTTTACGGCGTCCGTCTACGAATAGAACAAGAGAGAATGAGTTAGCGATTTCGGGTCGTGTAAATCGCCGGTTGCGACGATCGTTTACCTTGCGCGCAATGCGCGGCCGCCCAAATCATCGCGCGGGTCAAAATGATGCATCCGGGCGATTGGCCGGTCGACAACGTGTAGCCGCCGTTTCTCGATCGGGTCGCGACCGATCGGGCGACATGTTCGGAGAGCATCGGGTTTCCGTCGTGCCATAGGCGGCCTTCCATAATCATCGCTCGTACCGGAGCCGTGTATTTCGCGACCTCGCCCCATCCGGCGTCCTTCGATCGGCCTCGATACGCCGACGGGACGGACAGGCCGAGAGATGCGCCGTAGATGAGTTGACATCCGGGCGGGATGACGCGGGCCACCTCCTCCCAACATTGCTCGGCACTCGACGCGACGAACGCGGTCGACACGTAGACCGTCCCGTCGGGTAGTTGGGTTCCGAACACGCCGCCGTATAGCGCGCCCTCGGCGTCGACCTCGATCGCGAGAACGGTCGGTCGGGGCGGCGGGTCTCCTTGCCATTCTTGGCGCGGCCAAAATCCGGGGTCTAGCCATCCGTGCGCGGTCGCTACCCACATGTTGAGAGAGCCTCGGAGCCATGCCGTCCGGTCGGCAGGGTCTCGGGCCTCCTCGATCAAAGTGTCGTCGGTGATCGTGAACCCGACCGCCGGGTTAGCCTGCCGGATCGTTTCTAGCGAATTCACGTTCGCATCGGGCGTCGGGCTCCATTCCATGTAGTCGACCGCCGACGGCCTGCCCTTTGCGATCGCCCGTAACGCTTGTTCACGGATGCGAATAAAGAACGTGGAGTCGAGGGTTCCGGCCGTGGAATACATGCGGAGCAGAGGAGACCGGCGGGCGCGTTGCGACGGAACCGCGCCATCCATAATGATCTCCTCCTTAATGTTCCAAATCTCGTCGGCCAAAACCAAATGCGGGGAGTACCCGTGGAACGAGCCCGGCCGTGGGGATTGGACAAGCCACCGAGACCCGTTCGGGAGCGTGATCGACATCCGGCCCGACGACCAATAGGACTCGGCCCCATACCGCTCCTCCAAAATCGGGGCTAAATCCTTAAACACGCTTTCGGCCAAATTCAGGTTATGGGCGGTCGAGATCACGGTCACCGGTTCACCCCGATGCAACGGCCATTCCAACAACGCCCAACCGATCTCGGCTCGGGCGCACAAACTCTTTCCGTTCTGCCGGGCAACCGAGCATGTCGAGGTGCGATGCAACAACTCCGGGAACCCGTCGGCCGCCACCTCGTACTCCCACGCCGACCGCAACGTCTGCTCCTGCCACGGCATAAGCCGCATCCCCAAATTCGACTCGGCCCAACGACCGATAGCCGGGCCGAAACTCTCCGACCCCCAAACCGGGGTGACCAATCGCGGCGCAACCGACACGACCCCGGACGAATAATCATGCGGCCGGACGATCCCGCTCAATCCGGTCTCATTCCGTTCTAGAGAGACGAAAGAC